TTTGCCGAAGTATCCAGACAAGTTAAAGTTCCACCCACCTCAAAATCGGTGGTGTTATCAACATACACTGTCGGGGATGCACCAGCGGTCAGGGCAGTGGTTATCCATGCCCGGATCTGATACGCCTCGTCATACAGGTGCATATTCTGGATTCCAACCAAACTGCCAATCACGCTTAACGGGTTCTGGAAAAGATCCCCATCGCCATAAGACGACTTTGACAGAAGGGTCTGGATGGTATCGTCGAAAATCATGTACTTCAAAACTTCCGTAGTGAAGATAGCATGGTTCAAGATCCCCGCATTGGCATTGCTGATCACCAGCTTTGCAGCAAAAATGTCCTGAGCAATGTCTCGTTTGGTCCCATCACTCCACTTGTAATCAACTCCCAGGGAAACCTTGTTGTCATCGGGAATGCCGTAATCCAAGGTAATGTAGGCATCATTATAATCCTTATATGTGAAGCCATCATTACAGAGCATCTGGGCAAGCATCCATTCCTCCCTGCGATACGATCTATTACTCAGATTACGTACCTGTTGAGAGAGAGTCCGGGCCGACTTCTGATACTTACGGTCGGTCCCGAGCTGACGAATGTTGTTCAAAAAAGAACTCCCAAAAAAGGTTCTTTCTTTCCAAAATGCCGCGTGAGCAGAGCTTGTTGAACTGCCCGGCACAACAGCATCCGGAGCCGCTGCATCCTCAGCCGCAAACGGGGTTAAACCCCTGCTGCCGATCTGAGATTCCCATTCAATGTCCGCTGACTCGTAATTTACCGCACTAAACATCTTCCTCAGAATCAAATTCGGTGGTTCCATGAATTTGGTAACGAGCTTATTTAGTACCGTTAACTTCAAGGCAGGTATATCACTAATACTAATAGGCATATTTGTTCACCTCCTTTCCTTTCTTACATAACCAGGTATCGCCCGTTCTCAACAGAACCCGAAAGGTCCGTCAGAACATCGGCGTTATAGTTATACAGCGAATCCTTATAAAGCATGGCGTTTTTGATGACCATAACACCCTGCGCTCCCTTGGCGTCCTCGCCCGTCCCAGCATCTACGGTTCCAACCAAAATCCCAACGCCTTTCACAAATGGAGTTGTGGCAAAGCTCTGGATGGTGATCACAGCGCCTTTGGCTATGGTTTGCGATTCAAAAGCATTCGTTACCGTGATTACCCCCATGTGGGTATAAGTTGTTCTGTCAATGGCCGTAATCGCGCCAAGGTCCGTTTCGGTCCCAGCACGATCGCTGTCCCCGCAAACCAGATGATCACCCACGAGAAACTTGTAGCTGTCATCCAACGTAGTGTATCCGGTCGTTCCGGTACTCGGGTCGGACACTAAGAATGCGGCCCCAAACAGATCGGCAATTCCAGCCGCTACGTTCCCAACAGTATCAATGCCAGTGTACGGCACATACTGATCCACTCGACTTGTGCTCTCCGTGATGATCCCCATAACTGCACCAGCTTCTATAATTCCGTAGCCGGCAGGAATGGTTATCGCCCTCGATAAAGCATTGTTGGGGTCACTGTAAAACAGCCGTTTCATATCGGACTGTGAACCTCTCAAAATATATGGTGTATCTCCTTGTGGCATATTACTTCACCTCCTTTTTTCCACCGGACATGACGAATATCTCATCCGCCAAATCTTCATCGGCCTGGTCTTCTTTCTTCAGTTTGGCGCTCTCGCCCTCAACCTCCTTGACCGAAACACCAAAACCAGACGTTTCTGAAGTTATGCCCCTGGATTCCCAATCTTCGATCTCGGCATCGACCGCCTTCCCGAAAGCCTCGGCATCAAGCTGGTCATCTTTGATGAAATCTTCATGACTGACTTGATTCCTCACCTTGTCATTCAGTCGATCCGGAATTGTGCTCTCGCTCAATTTCTCATTCCAGATCTCTTTGGCATCAGACTTCAGCTCCTTTTCCGTGCGGATGGCATCAGACTTCTGAAGCGCGGCAATCTCTTTCTTTGATTCCTTACGCTCATCGCTACGACCATCTCGCTCCTGGGCCAACTTATCCTCAAGGTCCGTTTTTTCCTTATCGAACTTATCAGAAAGCTCTTTGGTCACATCATCAGTGGTTTTAGTCACGATTTCGGCCAAAAGCTCAGGGTGTTCCTTGCTTAACTGCTCAAAGTTCATTTCCTTCACCTCCTCGTTAAATTGTTTATCGGCTTGGTCGCTCCGAGCGTTGCTTATGGTTTTAAGACTTATCTCTATCTCATCACTTGCAAAAGCCGCTGATTTTGTGTTGGTGTCATACCCGAATACACAAACCGAAGCCTCTTTGAATGTAGATTTGCGCCAAACAGTCCCTGGTCCCTTCAGGACTATCCCGTTCACTTCCGCTTTTTCACCCTTATTAAGTCTTTCCACAGAAGTAGGGGAAGCATAAATACTGGCCTCAAACGGAAATCCGGATTTTGATAGCTTCCTGAATTCCTTACTTTCCGGAGTATCAACAAATTGAGCACCATTGAATTTAATTGCCCCCATACTGGTATCCGGCTTTTTAGCAAATGCAATCTTTTTAGACGTTTCATGGTTTTCAAGGATAGGATACTGTTTTTTCGGGAAAGACATCCCCGCCAAATCAATTGACAAATTTCCCCAATACCAGTGGTCTTCAATAATCCCCCCGCTATACGCAACCATCTGGAAATCATCCTCGCCGTCTTGATCTTTCACTTGAGCAAACCCTTCGTGATCCATAAAATGAAGAGCCGCTTTCGGCATTTTCGTAACTGTAGTTTCCATTGATTGTTTCTCCTTTTTTTTCATTACTTCCTGCCTTTTCCTGTTTTCCGGGTCGGTTTACAACCCCCGCGCCCACGGTTATTCCTGGTTCCACCACCACTACCGTTTTTCTTTGGAACTCCCTTTGCCATCGTCTTTCACCTTCTTTCTTGCCGGTTCCGCCTGCTGACTCTCCTGGATGCTCTCCGCATCTACTGTCATTGGTAATTCCGGATATTTTCTTTTTTCAGTCTCATACTGAAGTCTCATTTTTGGATAATTTGCATAACCCAATTTTTTAACCAATTCGGATTTCGGGATCCCCGCTGTATCGCTCAGATCACTGTGCTTTACACCAAAAAGGCTCCGCGCCCTGGATTCCATATCGTTGATTTCAGAAGTCGGGAAATTGATGTCGATAATAGCCTCGGGATGTTTCTTGACTTTTTTGAAAATCGGCTCGGATTCGCCGTCACTTTTCCCGGGTTTAAACGCCACAGCCTCTTCGACATTGAAGAATTCCGGAAATGCAGTCACTTGTGACCGTAAGAAAAAAATGCTCCCCCAGAAATCATACCGGAGGAACCGCTCGAAATAGGCAATCTCATCAGAAGTCCGGTCACTCATAGGTCCCCGGGATTCCTTAACAGACGCAAACGTCCCGGTTGACTGCCCTGTAGTTACACCTGATTCTTCATTTAAGCCTGACGTAACCATGGCCATAATATCTGAATCTGAATCGGAGATATTCGGTAGATTCGGGTTTGACGCCTTCATTTCCATGTTTGGCCCCAGCACCATCGTTCCGCCCGGGGTCTTTTTGGCTGCAATGCCTGTCTTTTGCCGATCTGCATCTGACATTTTCAACCACTGGATCCACGATTTCACGTCCGTGAAGTTCACAATCCACACATAGGCTCCCGCGGATTTCTTGTGGTCCAGTTCATACTTTTTAATGTCCTCGTAATACTGTACCCACTCAAGAACCGTCCGGATGTGGCCAATGTTTCGTCTTGTGATATATCCCTGATCCCATGCCACGATGAAACGGTTGAACCCGCCCATTTTCTTGAAAACTTTCTTTCCGGACTTACTATTTTTCAGCGCGGTCGACGAATACGCCTGACTTTGCTTTGCATACTCAAGCCATTCGGGGTATCGAGCGATAAAAATGGACGGGATTTGCTCATCTACGCCGTTCTCATCGTCTTTTATGCAGTAAATAAGGGGAGTTGTGGTTTTAGTGGGATGGAATATAATACCGGATTCTTCTTGACTGGATTCAATGGCGGATGGGTCAATAAAATCAACTTCTATGAAACCCGTGGTATGACAGGTGAGACAAAGAAACAACTCCCCTTCAATTTTTCCCCGGCCAACGTACTTCGGCCAGTAATTATAGAGACGATTTCGAGGATCAAGCTCAATTTCCTCAATCACATCCTGTATTTGCTGAATTTCAGAACTGGTCTCAAAACCAAAACCAGTGAGACGCCCTACAAGACCTTTGGTGGCAGTTGCTACCTGGGGGTTTCGGGTAGCTTTAACAAAGCACTGCTCTTGTAGAACGCTCCTGGTTGTCGCGGAATCATCCTTGTCAGGATAGGCGGAGGATTGTCCGGTGTCAGGATCTCGATAACCCGCTTCGTCCGGATCGTATTGCCACGGGGTGCTCATGGAAAGCTCCCGGGCAACAACTTCGAGATACTTGTCTGGGACATCATTTATGGTAAGTTCTGGTTTCTTTGGCATGGGCTCCATAAAAAAAGCCGAATCAGAGAAAGACGAAGGAGGAATTGAACTAAATTCCGTCTTTTCTCTAAATTCGGCTTTTGAAAAGCTCTGGGACTATTCGGCGTTCGGGACGCTCAACTGCCTGTTAAAATCTATTCACACATTTGCAACTCCTACATTTGACAGAAATTCCCCGCACTAAATATTCCCGCTTTCCTTTGAACAATAAAGCGTTACATTTTCGGCAACGAATCTCAATCTCAGCCATTTAACCTCGTTCTTATATATAAGAAAAAATTATGTTATTATCTTACCTATCACAAAAACTTATGAGAGTCAAGGAAAAAATGCGATCAATCATCGCTTCGCCTCACCATCGCTTGCGCCCATATTGTCCCAAAATGTTTCATTTCACAACCTTTGCCTCCAGGATCAGCAATAGCAGCAAGGCCACCTATAGGCTCCCATCCGTCCAAAATATAATCATTTACCAACCCCTGTAGTTGCTTTAGGCTTGATAGAGACAGCGCCTCATACTTTATTATTCCCATCACATCTTCCCCAC